TAAAAATTGAAAACATTTTCGCCAGGCCGAAGCTCCGCAGGGGCAAGGGCGCGGGTCGCCAACCCCGCCTGCCCTACGACCAACTCTCGCCCGAGGGCAAGCGGAAACGGGATGAGCGCGACAGGAAAGCTGCCGCCAAAGCCGAAGCGCTCGCCCAATCTCTTGCGTCCGAAACACAAGCGATTGCGCAGCCAGCCGAGACCGATGCACCCCCCGTGCCCCTGTCTACCCCGGCTGGTAGTGGCACCCCGCCCCTGGAAAAAAATAGCCAAAAATCCGCGGTGTCCGGCCAGGCCATCAATGCAGCTACCGGACCCTCGCCCGAGCAGATCGCGGCGGCGTTCGCGGCCTTCATTCAAGCCTATAAGGACGACCCGGTCGCCTTCGTTGTGAATGTGCTCGGGGCGCAGCCCTTGCCGTGGCAGGAAGACTTCCTACGGGCAGTGGCGCGCGGCGAGCGGCGTATCAGCATTCGGGCGGGCCACGGCGTCGGCAAGTCCACGGCGTGCTCCTGGGCGCTGATCTGGTTCATGCTGACCAGGTATCCGCAGAAGTCGGTCTGTACGGCGCCGACTGCCTCCCAGCTCTACGACGCGCTCTTCTCCGAGGTGAAGCACTGGGTCAACAAGCTGCCGGCGGTGCTGCGCGACACGATTGAACTGTTTTCCGACAGGATCGTGCTGAAGTCGGCCCCTGAAAGCTCGTTTCTGTCAGCCCGCACGTCGAGCGCTGACAGGCCGGAAGCAATGGCCGGTATCCACTCGGAAAACGTGCTGCTGATCTTTGACGAGGCGTCGGCTATCCCCGAGCCGGTCTTTGAAAGCGCCGCCGGCTCGATGTCGGGCCACAACGCACTGACAGTGCTGATAGGGAACCCGACCAGGAACAGCGGGCTCTTCTTCAAGACGCACCACATTCTGTCGAGCGAGTGGTTCACGATGCACGTCTCGTGCGTCTCGAACCCGATGGTCTCGCCGGACTTCATCAAGCAGATCAGGGACACCTACGGCGAGACCTCGAACGCCTTCCGCGTCCGCGTCCTGGGCGAGTTCGCGTTGAAGGAAGACGATACGTTGATCCCCGCCGAGCTGGTTGACAGCGCGATGGCGCGGGACGTGATCCCCGACCACAACGCCGGCCTGATCTACGGCCTGGACGTGGCGCGCTTCGGCGACGACAGGACCGTGCTCGTCAAGCGGCGCGGCAGCGTGGTCGCCGAGATCAAAGCCTGGAACGGCGCCGACCTGATGGAAACGACCGGCCGCGTCGTCTCTGAGGCGCGGATCGACAAGCCCGAGGTGATCTGCGTTGACAGCATCGGCCTGGGCTCTGGCGTCGCCGACCGTCTGCGCGAGCTGGGTTTCAACGTCCGTGACGTGAACGTGTCAGAGACGGCCGCCATGAACCCCCAGGCCGCCAGGCTCCGCGACGAGCTTTGGCTGACAACCCGCGACTGGCTGGCGACTCGGGCCGTGCATATCCCCAAGCACGACGAGCTTCGCGCCGAGCTGGTCGCGCCGACCTACAGCTTCCTGTCAAACGGCAAGCTCAAGGTCGAGGGCAAGGGCGAGCTGAAAAAGCGCGGGATGCGGTCGCCTGACATCGCCGACGCGCTCTGCCTGACATTCGCCGGCGAGGCCGCGCTGATCGCGGGCCGCGCGTCGCGCTGGGTGTCGGGCAAGCCCCTGAAACGTAACATCAAAGGGATCGTCTGACATGCTGGCCTTCCACCCCCGCGACAGCCGCAGCCTCCTGGCGCTCGAACTAATCCGCCTCATCACCAAGGGAAACTGACATGACGACTTTCGCTTACAAGGACGGTGTGCTGGCGGCTGACAGCGCCGCGACGTGCTCTGGCACCTACCAGGGCAGCACCCAGAAGATTTTCGCCTCTAAGCGGGGCGGCCTGGTTGCCGTTAGCGGTGACATGGCGGCCAACGCGGCCTTCAAGAAGTGGGTCGAGGAAAAGCACTGTCAGGGCGAGGTGCCGGACACCGACGCCGCCTACAGCGCGATCTGGATCAAGCCGAACGGCGAGATTTACGTGATCGAGTTCAGGGCTGCGGTGCGGCTTGACGCACCGTTTGTAGCCGGCGGGTCAGGTATGGACCTGGCGACTGGCGCGATGGCGTTTGGCGCGACAGCCGCAGAAGCCGTGCAAGTCGCCGCCGCCTTTGACACGAGCACCGCGCTCCCGATCCAGATCGCTCGGCTTGAGGATTTGTCAGCGGATTTGCCTGACAACGTCATTGTGTTTAACGCAAAAAGTTGAGGCTAACACAACTTTGTGGTAGCGGCTGACAAGCTGACACGAAGGGTCTGACAAGTAGATGGCGAAGAGCACGAAGCCCGAAAAGGCCCCTCGGGAGAAGGGCAAAGCCCTGACCAAGGATCAGAAGGGCAGCATCGTCCAGTCGCTCATTTCGGACGCCGAAGACTACATTGACAGCACGGTCGCGAAAGAGCGCGAACTAGCCACCAGGTACGCCAATGGCGAGCCCTTCGGCAACGAAGAGGAAGGCCGCTCCCAGGTTGTCATGACCGAGGTGCGCGATGTCGTCCAAGCCATGCTCCCGAGCCTGCTGCGCGTGTTCCTGTCAACTGAAAACGCTGTCGAGTATGCGCCACGCCGCGCCGACGCCGTGGAAGGCGCCGCCCAGGCGACCGACTACGCCAACTACGTCTTCTACAACGACAACAACGGCGCCCAGGTGCTTTGGGCTCTGTTCAAAGACGCGCTGGTGCGCAAGACCGGCATCGTCAAATGGTACGTGGACAAGTCCGAAAAGGTCACTGAAGAGCACTACAGCGGCATCACCGAAGAGCAGCTTGCATTCCTCGAAAGCGAGGAAGAGTTGGAGCTGACAGACCTGGAAGAGCTGCTGCCAGCCGGCTACGACGAGGTTGACCCGGTGACAGGCGAGCCTGTCATGCAGTCGGCCGTCTACAGCGCAGCGTTCAAGCGCACTGTCGTCACCAAGCGCTTCGTGGTCGAGGCGATCCCGCCGGAAGAATTCCTGATCGCCCGCAACGCTCGCTCGGAAGACGACGCCGTCCTGATCGGCCACCGCAAGGACGCGCTTGTCAGCGACCTGGTCGCGATGGGCTACGACTACGACGAGCTGATGCAATACGGGAGCCCACAGCCCACGCTCGAACTCAACCAGGAGAGCACGGCCCGCAACCCCGCCCTCCGTGCCCGTGACAACCTCGACGCCAGCAAACTCGACCCTTCGATGGCGAAGGTTCGCTACTTCGAAATGCTTGTCAGGATGGACGCGGACGGCGACGGGATCGCCGAGCTGCACAAGATTTGCTCCATCGGCGAAGACGGCGTCCATATCCTGCACGACGAGATCGTGGCGGACGTGAACTACGCCATTTTCTGCCCCGATCCCGAGCCCCACACGGCCATCGGAAAGTCTATCGCCGACCAGGTGATGGACTTGCAGTTGATCAAGTCGAACATCGTCCGCAACACCCTGGACAGCCTGGCGCAGTCCATCCACCCCCGCACGGCGGTTGTGGAAGGCCAGGTGAACATGGACGACGCCATGAACACCGAAATGGGCGGTATCATTCGGATGCGCGCCCCAGGCATGGTGCAGCCGCTCGAACAGCCGTTCGTCGGCCAACAGTCGCTCCCGATCCTCGCCTATCTGGACGACGTGCGCGCCCAGCGCACCGGCATTAGCCGCGCCACCCAGGGCCTCGACGCCGACGTGCTTCAATCCACCACCAAGGCGGCCGTGACCGCGACTGTCAGCGCCGCCGAGGCGCGGCTTGAAATGGTCGCCCGCCTCTTCGCCGACGGCGGCATGAAACGGCTGTTCCGTGGCCTGCTGAAGCTGATCGTGCAGAACCAGGACAAGGCCCGCACCGTGCGCCTCCGTGGCAAATGGGTCGATGTCAACCCCGCCGGCTGGGATGCGGAAATGGACGTGGTCGTCAACGTCGGGCTCGGGCTCGGCGACCGCAACGAAAAGACCGTGATGCTGACAGGCATCCTCGCCAAGCAGGAAGAGGCCCTGAAGACGCTCGGCCCTGACAACCCGCTTGTCGATCTCATGCAGTACCGCGCCACGCTGGGCAAGCTCTTGGAGCACAACGGCTTCAAAGACACCGAGACCTACTGGAAACAGGTCACGCCCGAGGCCATGCAGAAGATGCAGCAGGCTATGGCGCAGAACAAGCCGCAAGACCCTGCCGTGATCCTGGCCGAGGTCGAGAAGCAGAAGACTATGGCCGACATCGCGATCAAGCAGGCCGAGCTGACGCTCAAAGAGCGTGAAATGAAGCTTTCCGACGACCGCGAGCGGGACAAGAACGAACTGGACGCCTATCTGCGGGCGTTCGAAATCCAGGCCAAGTATGGCGCCCAGATCGACATGGCCGCGCTTCAGGCGCGGGTCGATCACCAGCGGACCCTGATTGAAAGCGCCCTCACGGTCGCTGACAGCAACGCCCAGGCCAGTGCGCCGGCCCCCACCCCCACCCCCGCCCCCGCCCCCGCCCCTGGAGCCATGCCAGTATGACCGACCCGAAGCCGCCGGTAGTAGACGAGCGCGCCGCGCGCAGCAACCGCGCCAAGGCGCTTCTGGAAGACCCCGTGTTGTCCCAAATCCTACGCTCGGTCATGGAGAGGGCGACCCAGGAATGGATGCGGTCGTCGGCCGACCAGCCGGACGTGCGCGAGTCCGCCTGGCACCGTGTCAGGGCGGTCCAGACTGTCATGACTGAGATCGAGAGCGTCGCGCGCGACAGCTCCGTGCGCGACTTCAACACCAAAGCGAAAAAATAGCTGTCAACGCGCATGTGTTGACAAAACAACCCGTTGACAACCCCACAAGAACTGAGGTAATGGAATGACAACCACCGACACGCCGTCTTCTACGGGCATCGGGATTTCGGAAGCCGCCAGTCGCTTCGAGGCTTTTCTGTCCGAACCTTCGGAAACGCAGACCCCCAAGCCGACTGAAAATGCCGCTTCCCACGCAGCCAAGACCGAAGAGGTCGAGGCGCAGCAGGCTGATGAAGCCGCAGACGAGACGCCACCTTCTGACAACGAAGTGGAGCACGACGACGCCGAGGCCGTAGAAGCCGATGACAGCGCCGACGAGACCACGGAAGACGACGAAGACGGTGCTGCGGACGATGACGCCACCGCCCAGGCAGAGCCAATCGAGCTGCCCGACGACGCGTTCGAGAAACTTGTCACCGTCAAAGTGAACGGCAAAGACGAGAAGATCACCGTCAAGGAAGCACTCGCCGGCTACTCGCGGACAGCGGATTACACGCGCAAGGCTATGGCGCTCGCGGAGGATAAGAAAGCCTTCGAACCCGAGCGTGAAGCCGTGAGGCTGGAACGCGAGCAGTACGCGCAACTCCTGCCGGTGTTGATTGAAGAGATCAAGCAAAGCCTCTTCGCCGAACCGGACTGGGAAGCGCTGATTGCCTCCAATCCAGTGGAGTATGTCAGGCAGGAAAAGGCTTGGCGGGAAAAGCAGGATCGTCTTGCTGCCGCGCAGTCCGAACATGCCCGCCTGAATGCCGAGCAAGAGCAGCAGCAGCAGACTGTCATCGCCGAAGCAATCCGCACGGGACGTGAGGAACTTGTCAAGGCAATGCCCCAGTGGAAAAACGCCGACAGGTGGTCCGCTGACAGGGAACGTCTCTTGGCCTACGGGCAGACCATCGGCTACGCGCCGGATGATCTGAAAGCGACCTACGACCCCCGTGCCATCGTCGCCCTCTATAAGGCGATGCGGTACGACGAGATCATGGCAAAGCGGCCCAAGCCGCAGCCCTCGAATGGTCCGAAACCGGCTCCCGCCGGCAACGTCGCCCAAAAGCCCAGGCAAGCCTCCGATCTCACTCGCGCAAAGCAGCGTCTTGCGAAAACCGGTCGTGTCCGTGACGCGGCCTCCCTCTTTGAGCAATTTCTGTAAAGCGAGAACTCCCCTATGGCTGCACCGGCCTCTACCATCACCAGGTACGACATCAACAAGGCTGTCCGTGAAGACCTCTCGGACATCATCTACAACATCGACCCTGTCGAAACGCCGTTCATGTCGAACGTCGGCAAAGGCAAGGCCGCGAACACCTATTTCGAGTGGCAGACCGACCAGCTCGCCGCTGCGAACCAGGACAACAAGCAGATCGAAGGCGACGACGCCCCGAACGACACCCGCACCCCGACCAACCGCCTGGCGAACTACACGCAGATCATGCGTAAGGTCATCGGCACGTCGGGCACCGCCGAGGTTGTCAACAAGGCCGGCATCAAGAGCGAGCTGTCCTACGAACTGGCGAAAGCCAGCTCGGAAATCAAGCGCGATATGGAAGCCCGTCTGACGGGCAAAAAGATCGCGGTTGCGGGCAACAACACCACGGCCCGTGAAACGGCCGGCTTCGACGCCTTCCTGAAGACCAACACGAGCAACGGCGCCACCGGCTCCAACCCGGCTTATTCGGGTGGCACGGACGGCTACCCCAATACGGCGGCCGTCGGCGGCACCGCCCGTGCCTTCACCGAAGCGCTGTTGAAGACCGTGCTTCAGTCGGTGTGGACCAACGGCGGCTCGCTGGACATGGTCATGATGGGCGGCTCGCAGAAGGGCGTCGCTTCGACCTTCACCGGTATCGCCCAGCAGCGCCATGAAGTCGGCAACAAGCAGGCGACCATCATCGGTGCGGCTGACGTGTATGTCGGCGACTTCGGTTCGGTGAACTTCGTTCCGAACCGCTTCATGCCGACCGACCTGGCCTTCGTGATCGACCCCGAGTACGTCGAGATCGACTACCTCCGCGACTTCAACACGAGCGACCTTGCGAAGACCGGCGACAGCCAGCGCAAGATGCTTCTGGTGGAGTTCGGTCTGAAGGTGAAGGCCGAGAAGGCCCACGGCGTCATTCGCGCCCTGCTCTAAGCCCTGACAACCTGACAGGCGGACTACAAGTCCGCCTGTCACCTTGTTTTTCACACAAGACTGACGGCGCGAGTGCGATGAAAAAGCTCTTCGACTACGACCCGCTGACACTGACAAAGAAGGTTTTCCACTACGACGACAGCGTGGACAACCGGAATTTCGCTATCGAGACGATCCAGGACGCCGCGCCGATCATCGAAGCGAACCAGGCGGAACTCAACAGCACCAACGCCAAGATCGGCTCCGGCAAGGAAGACTTTGTCAAGGTCGCCTCGATCCCGATGAACATTTACATGGAGCTGCGCAAGCAGGGGATCGCACAAGACCCCGCCGCGATGAAGCGTTGGCTCAACGACCCTGACAACAGGTTTTTCCGCACTCGTCACGGGGTCGTGTAAATGGCCCTCGACACATACGACGGTCTCAAAGCTGAGATCGCGGATTGGCTCAACAGGGCCGATCTGACAACCCAAATCCCGACGTTCATCCGTCTGCTTGAAGCGCGCGCCAACCGGGTGCTGCGCACGCATGACATGGTGAAGCGCTCGACGGCCACGACTGCTGACGGCTACTTCACGGTCCCTTCGGACTGGAAAGAGACGATTTCGCTGACACGGACAGCCGGGAACTTCCCGCCGCTCGAATTCGTCAACATCGAAAAGGCCGAGCAAATCCGTGCGATCCCGAGCAACAACGGCCTGCCGCCGCAGCTCTACACGCACGTTGACGGCAAATTCCTTTTGATCCCCGCGCCGAGCGACCCGGTCGAGATCGAGCTGGTCTACCGTGGCGCCATCCCGGCGCTGTCTGCTGACAACCAGACGAACTGGCTGCTGACACGGAGTCCTGACTTTTACCTCTTCGGCTCGCTCGCGTCAGCGGAGCCATACCTCAAGAACGATGAGCGGATGCCGGTCTGGAAATCCCAGGCTGACCAGGCCGTCGTTGACATGGCTTACGAGGCAGAGCGTGCGGCATTCCCGCAAGGCAAGCTGACCCAGAAATTCAGGACGTTTGGCTAGTGGCCGGCAGCTTCACAGACTACCTCGAAAACAAGGCGCTCGGGCACATTTTCGGCGGCGTTCCGTACACCGCGCCGAGCCTGTATGTCGGCCTTTTCACGGCCCCCCCTGACGACACCGGCGGCGGGACCGAAGTCGCGGGCAACGGCTACGTGCGGGTCGCAGCGACGTTCACCGCCACCGGCAACGTGGCCGCCAACAACGTGACCGTCGAGTGGCCGACCGCCACAGGCCCCGGCTGGGGTGCGCTGACACACATGGCGGTCTTCGACGCGCTGACAGGGGGCAACATGCTTGCCTGGGGCGATCTGACCAACCCTCGCACGATCCTGGCGGGCGACATCGCCCGCTTCACCATCAACCAACTGACGATCACGCTGGACTAAGGCAGTGCAGGACTACGGCGCGGGCAAATACGGCAAAGCACTTTACGGGATCTACACCGTGAAGGAACTCGCTGCTGCGCCCGCCGGTCTGTCAGCGATGGCGGCCACAATAGGACGCAAGCTCATGTCGTTCGTGGCGCCGGTCTCTGCCCAGAGCTTCGTGGTTGCCGCCCCCGACTACACATTCTTCTACATCCCTGTCAGCGATGACAGCGCGGTTTGGACCGACGCGGCTGAAGCGACAGACCCTTGGACTCCCGTCGCGGACAACACCTCTCCCTGGACTGAGATACCTTCCTATGGCTGATACTTTTACCACGAACTACTCCCTCACGAAGCCCGAGGTCGGTGCGTCCACTGACACCTGGGGGACGAAGCTCAACGCCGATCTGGACACCATCGACAGCACGATGAAGGCGATTTCGAACGTCGCCAACGCCGCCGCTCCGAACGCCAGCCCAACGCTCACCGGCACCCCTGCCGCGCCGACGCCCACTGCGGGCGACGCCACGACCAAGATCGCGACGACCGCGTTCGTGGACGCCTCGTTTGCGAAAAAGGCCAGCCCTACCTTCACCGGCACGCCTGCTGCGCCGACGGCCGCGCCTGGCACCAACACAACGCAGCTCGCCACCACGGCCTTCTGTGCTGCATCCTTCGCGCCGCTGGCGAGCCCGACACTGACAGGTACGCCTGCCGCGCCTACGGCGGCACCTGGCACCAACACGACGCAGATCGCGACGACGGCGTATGTCCTGGCGGCTGGTTTCGCGCCGGTCGCCAGCCCGACGTTCACCGGCACGCCTGCTGCGCCGACGGCGGCGGGCAGCACCAACACGACGCAGATCGCCACCACTGCAATGGTGCAGGCGGCGGTTGCGCTCGGCAAGCTTCAGAAGTTTTTCGAAAGCACGCAGCAGACCATTACGGCGGGCGGCGCCTTGACGTTGGCGCATGGCCTGGGAGTGCAGCCGAAGCTGTACGCTGCCTACCTTCAGTGCACCACGGCTAACGCCGGCTATTCTGTCGGTGATGAGATCATGGTCAACCCTGCCCTCAACACCACTGACGCTACCGTGCAGGCCATCAGCATTGTGCCCGACGCGACCAATCTGAATGTGCGCATCGGCAACGCGGCGGGCTCATTCAAAATCCTCATTAAAAGCGGGACCGGTTTCAGTGACATCACGAACACAAGCTGGCGGCTTGTCGTCAGGGCGTGGGCCTAAGAGCGAGGCAATCACATGACAAAATATTTCGTTGACAGCGATGGCGCGTATCTGGGTGGCTTCGAAGGTGAAGGCGTCCAGTTACCCGAAAATGGCATCGAAGTGCCAGAGGCGCCCGAGGATGCCAGCCAGGTATGGGACGGCTCCGCATGGAGCGCACCGCCGGCTGTGCGGCGCACGGTTCTGAAATCCGTCGTCCAGGCTCGCATTATCGACGCCGGCAAGATGGGGCAAGCCTACGCCGCGCTGACAAGCAACCCGATCTATTTCGCCCGCTGGTTTGCGCCTGATCGTCCTGCTGTCTTCTCCGACGATCCCGACGCGGTCGGGCTTGTCAAGGCGCTTGGCCTCGACCCGGCTGTCATCTTGGCGCCGTAACGAGGAACGCCCCCGTGAAATCCAACTACGAGAACTGCCTCGCCATCACCCTGAAGTGGGAGGGTGGCGACGTGAACAACCCCGCCGATCCCGGCGGCAAAACGCGCTGGGGCGTCACCCAGGCGACCTACAACGCTTTCCGCAAATCGCATCACCTCGCGGCCAAATCTGTCTTCACGATGGAAAAGCCCGAAATGCTGGCGATCTACAAGGAAAACTACTGGGACGCCGTCGGCGGTGACAGCCTGTCAGTCGGCCTCGACCTGGCAACCTGGGACTTCGGTGTCAACTCCGGCCCCGGCCGCGCCAAGAGCGCCCTCGCCGCCGTGCGCGGCAAAGGCGACGGCACAATGGTCAATTTGATCCAGCGCTTGTGTGCAAAACGCATGTCGTTTGTGCGTGGCCTCTCAACTTTCAAGACCTTCGGCAAGGGCTGGTCGCGGCGGGTTGCTGACATCGAAGCCCGCGCTGTCAAGATGACCCTGACAGCACAGACCCCCGTCGGGAGCGTGAAGCCTGCGCTTCAGGCTGAAGCTAACAAGGCCGCCAGCCAGGCCGCATCGAGCCAGAACAAGGCCGCTGGCTCTGGCGCTGGCGCCCTCTTCGCCACCCCCGGCGCCGGCCACTGGATCGGCCTCGCCCTGCTCGCCGTGGCGCTCGCCGCCGGCGCTTACTTCATCTGGCGTGCCGCCCACAACCAGGAACGCGCCCGCGCCTACGCCCAAGTCGCTTCAGAAGGATAATCTCATGGCCGCTGTCATCACTCGCATTCTCTTGCGCTACGGCGCCGGCGTGCTCGTCGCCCGTGGTTTGCTCGGGGCGGACGACGCTTCCGCGTTTTCCAGCGATCCCGATATCCAGATGGCAATCGAAGTCGGCGTCGGCGCCGGGCTCAGTGCTGTCAGCGAGGGCTGGTACTGGCTCGCCCATAAGTTCGGGTGGGCGAAATGACCGAACTCGCCATCGCTGCGATCACATCCTTACTCCACAACCCGACAGTCATTGCCGTGTTCGGCAGCGTCGTTGGGGCGCTGATCTGGGGCTTTCACCAGCGCCTCGCCGGCGCGAAGGCCGAACGCTCCAAGCGGGCGGCCGAGGAAGCTCACGCCCGCGACATCGCTGACAAGGTCCAGAACGATGTCAGCGCCCTGCCAGCCGACGCGGCGAAGGAAGAGCTGAAGTCATGGTCAAAGGAATAGCTGTCGCCGCGCTGCTTCTCGCGCTCACGGGCTGCACGACCACCAAAGGATCGTTCTGCGATGTGTCCAGCCCGATCCGCCTGTCAGCCAGCGCCGTGGACGCGTTGAGCGACGCCGAAGCCAAGGCTCTTCTCACCCACAACCGCAAGGGCGCCGCCCTGTGCCATTGGAAGCCCTAATGCCGCCCGAACACGAGATCACCGCCCTCCACGAGCGCATTGTCACACTCGAACACTGGCGCATCCAGCTCGACATCGCGAACGCTCGCGCCGACGAGCAGCGCAAGCACCTGGACCAACGCTTTGACGCCCTCGACGGCAAGGTGACGAAGATCAACGACAGCCTGACTTGGATTGTCCGGCTGGTGCTGGGCGCAATCGTGCTCGCCATCGTCACCTTCGCCCTGCGCGGTGGCTTCTACATTCCTTCGTAAGGACGACCCGCCTTGCCCTTTTTACCTGTCAGCATCCCGCCGGGTGTCGTGCGCGGCGCGACCGCCAACGACGCCAGGGGCACCTGGTACGACACCAACCTTGTCAGGTGGAAGGGCGGCGTGCTCGAACCCATTGGCGGCTGGCAGCGCATTGTCACGACGCCGTTCGCGACCCGCATCCGCAAGATGGAAGTCTGGAAGACCAACGCCCAGGCTCGCTTCATTGTCGCGGCTTCCGTCTCCAAGGTCTACAGCGAGTACGGCCAGGGCTTCGTTGACATCACGCCCGCCGGCCTAGTCTCGAACTCGCCGGCCCTGTCGTTCTACGGCTTCGGCGTCAACGACTTCGGCGAAGAGACCTACGGCACGGCGCGCTCGGTGCCATCCACCAACCTACAGATCGTGGCACCCTACTGGTCGTTCGCGAACTGGGGCGAGGATTTGCTCGCCGTGTCGTCCGTTGACGGCAAGCTCTACAGCTACGACGTGACCGCGCCAGGCACGGCTATGGCAGTTGTCAGCGGTGCGCCGACTGGCAATTCGTCTGTCATTGTCACGCCCGAACGCCATGCGATGCTGCTGCAAGTCGGCGGCAACCCGCGCCGCATCGGCTGGTCTTCGCGCGAAGACTACACAGACTGGAACTTCGCCAGCACCACGAACACCGCCGGCTTCCTCGACCTCGAAACGCGGACGCCGCTGCTGAAAGCCGCGCCGTCGCGCAGCGGCACCCTGGTCTTCAGCTCGTCCGACGTGTTCATCATGAGCTACGTCGGCCTGCCCTACATTTACGGCCAGTCCGCCTTGGGCAAGTCGCGCCTATTGTCCGCTGACAGCGTTGTCGCTGACAACGGTAACGTCTTCTGGTGGGCTTCGGACGGCTTCAAGGTCTTCGACGGCGGCGCGATCAGGACGCTGGATTGCCCTGTCTGGGACTACATCATGTCCCGCGTCAACCTCAACGCCATTCGCCTGTTCGCCCACGGCGGCAACATCGGACTCTACCCTGAAATCTGGTGGTTCTATCCGTCGGGCGACAGCTCGACGTGCGACAGCTACGTGATGGTCAACTACGTCGATGGCTGGTGGGCTATCGGCTCCCTGGCGCGCTCGGCGATGATCGGCGCGGACGCTGACAGGTTCCCCTACATGGCGGGCGAAGACAACTTCCTCTACCAGCACGAAAGCGGCTGGGGCGACGCGTCCGGCGTTGTCCGCAACGTCTTTGCCGAGAGCAACGCGCTTTCGCTGGGCGCCGGTGACAAGAGCATGGAAATCAAGCAAGCGCTGCCGGCCGGCGGCCACGGCTATGACAGCATCCGTGCGCGGTTTTTCACCAGGCAGACACCCGAGGGCGCCGAGCGTTCTTTCGGCCCCTACCTGACACGGGCCGACGGTTACATGGACGTGCGCGTTTCTGGCAGGGACGTTCGCTTGCGTTTGGAAAACATCAAGGATGCTGACTGGTCAATCGGCGAGATCAGGCTGGACGTGGCGCAGGGCGCAGGGCGCTAGTCGCAACCGTGCCTTCACCCCCCGCCAAAGCCCTAGCCGGCGCGAGAGCGCGCCGGGCAACACCCGACGGGTGGCGGAAGGCAGTTATTCGCGGCACGCGCTATCGAGCGAAGAAAAAGGGGATCGTTTTCGACCTGACAGCCGACGACCTGATCTTCCCTGAGTTTTGTCCGGTGCTAGGGGTGAAGCTCGAACCTGGTAACGGTCTTTCCGCAAACAGCCCAAGCATTGATCGTGTGGATAATTCGAAGGGATATACGAAGGACAACGTGCGCGTGATCAGCACCCGCGCCAACTCCCTAAAGAGTGACGCAACCCTCGCCGAAATCCAAAAGTTGCTTGCGTATATGGAAGGAAAAAGGTAATGATTTTCGCACCAAGCCCGCCACCTCCGGGGCCAATGTCAGCTTACCTGACGAGCCTTGTTGAGAACCTTCGCCGGACCTTGGCTCCCCTGATCTCAAAGGACGAAGCCGTAGGCCGCGTCCTGCTGCAAGCCCCGAACGGGACCGTCTACAACGTGACGGTGAACAACGCGGGCGTGCTGACAACCACGGTGAACGATGGCAAGTCACGGCTCTGAAGACCTTCTGCGGAAAATGCAGGCAGCTTGCGAACTGCCTTTTTCCAACAGCGACTTCAAGACCGTGCTGGCCGATCTCCAAGAGGGGAAGCTTCAGGCGTTTTGGACCCCCGATGACAGCGCGATTATCCTGACAGAAATCTGCGTGTCACCGCGTCGGACGTTCCTAAACATCTTCATGGCAGCGGGCAGCATCAAAAGCATTTTTAAGCTCGTGCCGGACGTTGTGAAATTCGCAAGAGCAAATGGCCTGAAACAAGCACAAGCCCAGACTCGCCTCGGCTGGGCGCCACACCTGAAGAAACGGGGGTGGAAGAAACTAAGCGAGATTTGGACTTTCCCCGAGGAACACTGGGACGACTGACACGACATGGACACGCCGAGCACGCAGACCACGATTAACAAGACCGAGCTTCCTCCGTGGGTGGATAAAGCCGCCCAGCAAAACCTGGACGAAGCAAACAGGATCGCGGCCAAGCCCTACGTGCCGTTCAACGGCACGCTGACAGCAGACCAGACCGGTCTAGGCAACGCTGCCAACAGTGCGGCGCAGGCGAACCTGACGGCGTGGAACCCCCAGATGCAGCAGGCTGCGGGCGTCGCCCAGGCGGGCACGACCTATCAGCCGCGTTCGTTCCTTCAGGGGAACATCCAGGACTACATGAACCCCTACCAAGACGAGGTCATCAATCGGTCGATTGACGACGCGGGCCGCTCGTTCCAGCAGAACATGAATGGGATCAGCGCCAACGCTGTTGGTGCAGGAGCGTTCGGCGGCTCTCGGCAGGGTGTAGCTGAAGGCGTGGCGGCCGCAGAGAACGCCCGCAACGTCGGTGACATGTCAGCGCAGCTCCGTGCCCAGGGTTTCGACACTGCCAGCGGGCTCCTACAGGGCGACATCACCCGCGACATGCAGGGTCAGCAGATGCGCCAAGACGCGGGCACCAACCTTGCCAACATCGCGCAGGCTGGCAACACCATGAACAACCAGAACACGACGCTGGCAGCTACCCTTGGCGAGCAGCAGCGTCAGGTCGCGCAGTCGAAGCTTCAGGAAAATTACGCCAAGTGGCAGGACGCCCAGCAAGCCGATCTGCGCAACCTCAACCTCCGTCTCGCCGCCGTGGGTGCGACGCCTTACGGCTCGACGCAGACGCAGACCAGCACCGCCGCAGGCGGCGGCAACAGCGGTATGTCGATCATGGGCGGCGTGCTCGGACTTCTGCCGCTCATGTTTTCTGACAGGAAGGCGAAGACCGACATCAAGAAGCTCGGCAAAGACCCTGTCACCGGCCTCGACATGTACGCCTATCGCTACAAGGGCGACCCGAAGAGCTACCCGAAAGTCGTCGGCCCGATGGCCCAGGACATCGAGAAGCAGAACCCCAGTGCTGTCAGGAAGATCGGCGGCGAGCGCGTTGTCAATCTGGGCTTCGGGGGCCGGTAAATGCGGCTGACCTATGACCAGGTAGTCGCGGGCCTTACCCAACGCGGCGTGCCCCTGCACGTCGCGCAGGGCGTCGCTATGAACTTCAAAGACGAGAGCGGCCTCAACCCCGGCGTCAACGAACAAAACCCTGCCTCTGGTCGCGGCGGCTTCGGCCTCGCGCAGTGGACTGGCGACCGTCGCGACAACCTCGAAAACTACGCTGCCAGCCAAGGCGTGCCAGCATCCGACCCGAACGTGCAGATGGATTTCTTCATGAGGGAAAACGGTGGCCCCGAGGCTTCCGCGTGGTCCCATGTGATGAACACCAACACGCCGCAGGAGGCGGCGGCCGCGTTCGTGAACCACTGGGAGCGCCCCCGCGAAGACTACAAGCAGGCTCGCATCGCGAAATACATGGGAGCGTCCACGCCTGGTGCGCCCACCGCCGGTGCCGTCAACCCCGCAGCGCAGCAGGGTTTCGCGCCGGCCAACCAACCTCTGCCGCAGGAGGCGAAAGCCTTCGCGAACGCCGCTCCCGTGCCCGCAGCTCCGAACCCGGCGGGCTTCCTGTCAGGGTTGGGCTCATTGCTTGTCAGCAGCGCCAACGCAGCGGAGCCCACCCCGCCCTCACTCAACGCACCGGCGCATGCGCCCGATGTCAACACCGCCGACCCGCTCGGCGTCGAAGCACAAGGAAATGGTCTCTTGGACTGGGAAGGCTCCTACCCCGACGTTCCGCCGCAAGACCCCTACAGCACCGACTTGCGCACGAACATGCGCGAGACGGTGGGCGGCGCGGCGAGCGCTATCGCCAATGACAGGCCGACCAGCCGCAGCGCTTCGATCAACGATATGCTGTCGGCGATGGGCAAGCTCGGCAGCAAGGCGGCGGACAATCTGCCGAAGCTCCACATCAACGACATCCTTGGCGCCGGGGATCGGCTCGCCGCGAAGCTGCCGGGGATGCCGCCCTACGCTGAAACCACGCTCCCGCCTGACAGGCCGATGCCGACCGGGCTGACGCCTGGCTGGTCGGGTATCCCTTCGCTGCCTGGCGCTGGCACGTCGCCGCAGGACATTCCGGCCCCCGTGCAGGGTCCGCCGATGTCAGCGCGGCTCGGCCCAATGCAAGGCCCGCCTATGTCGGCTATGACCGGCCCCGTGCAAGGTCCACCGATGTCAGCGGCGCCCCCGCGCTCGCCGGATTACGGGGACATGATCTCCCGTCATCCGCCGGCCGCCCAGGCAGCACAAGACCCGAACTACGGCGACATGATCTCTCGTCATCCGCCGGCCGCCGGCCCCGCTGATCCTGTGCTGCCTGACACGGCGCCGGTGCCGACCAAGAAACCGACCAAGACGCCGTTCGACACCATCGGCTTCCTGACAGCACTCAGCGGGATGGCTGGGCTGCTCGGAACTGGCGGCCCCGAGGTGAAGCCGGTTTCTCTCAGCGCACCGATGCACCAGCCCAACTTCCAAGGTCTGCCCATGCCAAGGGGACTTCTCTAAATGCCGATTACCGATCTCTTCAGGAACATCGCTTCGGGCGCGCAGAACGCCGCCCAAGGCTTCACCCAGGGCTTTCAGCCGCCTGACGACCCGAACGCAATCGACCCGCAGACGGGTTTCCGCTCGGGCGACGTGCAACAGGCCAAGCTGGCGAACCTTCAGCGTGTCAGCTCAATCTTGATGGCGGCTGGTCAATCCATGTCCGGCTCCGACCGTGCGCAACTGCTCGCGCAGATCGGGAACAACGATCCTGTCAAGCAGCTCTACACGATGGCCCAGGCTCGGCTGATGAACAACCAGTCGCAGGCGGCGCAGGACAAGACGGCCAAGCAGCAGCAAGTCCTCGACAAGCTGCGCGGCTTGGACATTTCGTCGTTCGCCACTGACAAGGAAAAGGCGCTCTACGGTGCCTACCTCGACGCCGGCGACCCCGACGGCGCGCTTGACATGCTGTCAAAGGCTCGTGCGGCCGCAAGCCAGGGCGTTGCGCTGGACGACGGCACGGAGGTTTCGCGTGGCGTCGCGCTGGCGAACCAGCGGGATTTCCAGAAGCGCTATTCGCCGATCCTCGACAACTTCGACCAGAACGTAAACATGGGCGTCGAAGCGCTCAACGCTATCGAGGGTGGTCTGTTCTCGGGCTCGCTCGCTGACGTGCAGTTGTCAGCGTCGAAGCTTGCGCGCGCAGCCGGGCTCAACGTTGACGTGTCGAAGATCGGGAACACCGAAGGCATCCGTGCGGCGATCATGCCGGCGGTGCTTGACAAGATGAAGCAGCTCGGCGGCAACGACAGTAACGAAGAGCTGCGCACCATGCTCGCGTCGCTGGATGACCGCACGCTCGAACCCGAGACCAAGGCGCGCAACATGCGCCGTTTCCTGGAACAGGTCATTGTCACCGGCGCGAAGGCGAGCGAGCAATACCGCTCCATGCGTGTCAAAGGGCAGAGCGGCTACGGCGGCTACGTCAAGTTCGATCCGTCGATGATCCCGAGCGAAAACGCCCGCCAGGTCTACTCCCGTGTCACCGGCGGCGACAAGTCGGCACCGGCCGGCGCTGGCGGATTGCAGATCGGCACCGTCGAGGGCGGCTACAAATACAAGGGCGGCGACCCCGCCGACCAGGCGAACTGGGAGAAGCAGTAATGGCTGACATGAAGCCCTGGGAAAAATACGCCACGCAGGCGCCTGTCGCCGACGTGCAGGATGGCCCGTGGTCGAAGTACGCCAAGCCTGCTGACGCCCCTGTCAGCGCGCCGCAAGGCCCGCAGGAAGCGATGTCGGCCGCCGACGTGCTGTCGGGTGCTGTCAGCAACTTCCTGCCCAGCGCGGGCCAGTTCGCCAAGGACATCGTGCAGCCGGTGCTTCACCCGGTCCAGACCGCGCAGGCAGTCGGTGACATCGCCGGTGGCGTCGCGGCGAAGGCCGGCATCGGCAACGCGGATCCGTCTTCCGCTGACGCCGTGGGCCAGTTCTTTGCGCAGCGTTACGGCGGCTTCGAAAACGTCAAGCGCACGATGGCCCAAGACCCGGTCGGCTTCCTGTCAGACCTCGCTACGGTCTTCTCGGGCGGTGCGCTGGTTGGCGCCAAGGCTCCTGGCGTGCTCGGCACTGTCGCTCGTGCTGCCGGCACCGCCGCTGACATCGTTGACCCGCTGGCGAACGCCGGCCGCGTTGTCGGCGGTGTCGGGCGCGCGGCTGGCACGGTAGCTTCGGAAGCTCTCGGCGTGACGACTGGCGCTGGCGGCGACGCGATCCGTGGCGTTGCCAAAGCTGGTCGCGAGGGAAACACCGCCGCGCTCGAACAGATGCGTGACAAGGCGCCGATCAGCGACATCCGTGACAGCGCCCTCTACGGCGTTGACCAGCTCAACAACGACCGCGCTAGGCAGTACAACACTGACATGGCGCCGGCTCGTGCTGACACGACCGTCCTCAACTTCAGGGGCATCGACCAGGCGTTGAACGACGCCAAGGACATGGTGCATTTCAAAGGCGTCGTGAAAAACCACGAAGGCGCCGACATCGTCAGCCAGATGCAGACGGCGGTTGACGACTGGAAAAAGCTCGCACCGGCGGACTACCACACACCGATTGGCTTCGACGCGCTGAAGCAGACGCTCGGCGGCATCCGTGACAACACGGAGGCGGGCACGGTCGCCCGCAAGGTCGCTGACAAGGTCTATCGCGAGGTACGGGACAACATCGAAACCCAGGTGCCGTCCTACGCCGCCGCCATGCGCGGCTATGAGAACGCCTCGAACAACCTCAACGAAATCAGGCGCACGTTGAGCCTGCGCGAGGGGGCGACCGAAGACACTGCGCTGCGCAAGCTCCTGACAACCACGCGCAACAACGTCAACACGAACTTTGGCACGCGGCAGAAGCTTGTCGAACAGCTCGCCAAATACGAGCCCTCGCTTCCGGGGATGCTGGCTGGCCGTGCGCTGAGTGGCCTCTCGCCGAAGGGCCTCGCCCGCATTCCGCTGGCGGCCGGCGGCGCTGGTTTCGCGGCAATGTCAGGCTTGACCCCTGTGACAGCCGCCGTCGGTGCGGCTGGTCTCGCAGCTTCCTCGCCGCGCCTGGTTGGTGAAACCGCCTACAAGGTCGGTCAGGCTGGCCGGGTGATGAACAAGCTCACGCCGATGCAGCGTCGGCTACTCGGTCGTCTGCTCGCCCAGGCGGGCCGCTCGACAGCGCCAGTCTCGGACGAGCAGCGCCAGCAGCGGGGCTATTAGGGAAGCGTCTCACCGTCGAGAACCCGCCGATAGAGTTCGAGGTATGCTCTGGCGGTCTTCTCGATGGGGAACCTGTCAGCCGCCGACTCCCGACACCTATCGGCTGACAGTGCGCCGACCTCGCCCAAAGCAATAGCGAAGTCGTGGTCAGTTTCGAAAAGCCTGCCGGTATCGGCGTCAACCGTCTCGGGTAGTGCCCCGCGTGGCGTGGTTAGGACAGGCGTGCCGCACAGCATGGCCTCGACCGGAGCCATGCCAAAAGGCTCATCCCACGAGATTGGGTTGAGGAACGCCCTCGCACTGCCGAGCAAGCGAAGCTTTTCATCGCCATCGACAATTCCAGTGAACCGAAAACGTCGCGACAGGCTTTTGAAGAAAACGCCTTCTTTGCGGGTTTGGCTGCGCCCGAGCAGCTTCCACCTTGAGCCGCCCGCAACGTCCAACCCGAAGCTGAATTTCTTCGCCAATGCAACGGCGCGGTTCAATCCTTTTCCTGCCCTGGCTACGCCGCCGAGAAATAAAAGGCGGTCGCTTTTTTTGGTGGCTAGTCGATAGGCGTCAACCGGAAAGCCGTTGTGAACGTATGTCTCGCGCCCATGCTTACGGGCATGACTGGCGCTGACGAAGCTGACATTTTGGCCTGGCCGAGGACTATCTGGAACATAGCCGTGCAGGGTGAAAAGTGACGGGCGGCTGCTGTCAGCCCCGTACCAGCCGTTGAAGTGGACAATGTCCGCGCCGGCAGGGATCGCTGCCAAGCATTCCGCTTCTGAAGCGGCGCACCTAACATCGAAAAGGGGATGGCTCGATCCAACACCGGCTATCAGCGTGATTTTGTGACCGAGCCGAACAAGTTCGCGCCCGATCCAGTCCACTTGCCGTTGCGTCCCGCCATACCCCGTGCAGGGTATCTGCCCTTGAATAACGAGTGTGATATGCACTGGGGATTACTTCGCATAGACAGCGAGCAGCCGCGCGTGGCTGGCCTGCTTGCCTGTCAGTTTCCGGGGTTTGCCACCTGGCTTGACGACGTAAATCGTGTGCCAGTTGTCAGTCGAGTAGTAGACGCGGCCGTCCGTCATTTCAACGGTTTCGGCGTTCGCCGGGAGCTTCATCTATGGTCGTCGCGTTCCTGCCGATTGAGCTGGTACTCTGACACGAAGGCCATACCCAAAAGCACGGCGCTGGCGATCATCAACCCTGGGAGCCAGAAGTAGAGCCCCAGGCCAATCCCGACCGTCGCGGCGGCGCCCACCCGCATGATTTCGCCTCTTTTCAACATCGTCATTTTGCTTTCTCCAAACAAGCAGTTGTGCAAAATGGGTACTTTTTGGACCCCCAAGCTGTACCCACCCATACCAAATAGAGCCAAGAAATACCAAAGGAGTCTATGGAAAATCAAGGGGTTAGAGACCCAAAATATAACAGTCTCTTAACGACTGCCCCTTGAAATTCCAATGACTTAGCCCTTGGTTTTGGGATCAAGTTGAACCCCTGACAGGGAATTCGGCTTGGGAGCCCGATTGTGCTCAACGCAAGGCTTTGTTTTTTCCCTTAGCGTCGCGATTTTTCAGCACCGCAAACATGGCTTCAAGTTTTGCCTTTCCGTGCGCCTTTTCAAATGGCCCGATGCGCAGGCGCGCATTGATACGGGTCAGTTGGTTGGGGGATGACAGGCCCAGGGTGATCTCGTCAAACTCGGCCAACTCATCCGGCGTCCATGTGGTGTCAGTCATGTGCTTTTCTCCTATCTCAACAGGTTGTCCATCGCGTCAACGATGTCATCTTCGTCTTCCGCCAGGGCGTGCGCGTAAATGCCCAAGGTCGTTGTCACCTTGGCGTGCCCCAGTCGCTTGGACACCGCACTGAGCGGCAGCTTCGACCGCAACAGATGCGTGGCGTGAGCGTGCCGCAGATCGTGCGCCGAAAAGCCGGTGTGCCCTGCCGCCTTCAGCGCCCGCATGAGCATCCGAGAAACCGCTTCAGGGTGCGGCGGCTGCGCGCTGCCGAAGACGTATCTATCGGGCTCGCCACGAAGCGTATTCAGCTCGTCGGCCATCGTCTTGCTGACCTTGACCACCCGGCGGCCGCGTTTGGTCTTCGGCTCATTCACCATGACAACGCGCTTCACCACGACGACGGTTTTGCGCACGGTGATGGAGCCGTCCGGCGTAATGTCGCGCCACTGTAGGCCGGCGATCTCGCCGCGACGCATTCCTGTTTCCAACGCGATCCGGGCGGCAAGGCCATCCTGCCCTTTCAGCGTGGGTGCGATGGTCCACAAGGTCTTCATGGCGTTCTCGCCGAGCGTGATTTCCTTGCCGTCGGATTTGCGGGCCGGCAGCGTGACACGGTCGAAAACGTTGAAGGGGATCAGCCCGCTCCTGACAGCAGCCTTGAAGGCGGTTTTCAGGATCGTGCAGGCGTAGGTCACATGGCCGGCGCCCTTGATCCCGATTGTCTCCGTGATCCATTCCTCCACGGCGGACGGCTTCAAACTGACAAGGTTATCGACCCCGAAGCGCGACGTGAACGTGCGGATCATCGTGCGGTAGGTGTTGGCGCTCGACAGCCGCAGCTTGCCCAGGGCGACGCGGTGATCCACCCAGCTTGTCAGGTAGCCCTCGACGGTTTCCTTTGACAGGCGCTCGATCTTGCCCTCGGAAAAGGCGTCGAGCAGCACACGCTTCTGGCCCTTGGCGTATTCCTCGGTGCCACGCACCGTGTGCGTGTGCTCGCGCAACTCGCCGCTCTCGGGATCGCGGTAGCGGGTGCGGAGGCGGAAAGAGTTCTTGCCGCGTTTATGGATGCTGACAGAGGCCACAGCTCATTCCCCCTTCGTCAGTTCCCTGTCGAGATCGGCCATAAGACCTTTCAATTGGGGCAACCATTCAGCCGCCGTCTTACGGTGCTGATAGTTGCCGCTGGCCCGCTCCATGCACGTCAAGGCATGGACGTTTAGCAGCACTTCGATCATCAGCTTGGCGTAGGTCGATCCCATTTCCATCGTCTGCCTCTTCTGTCTCTCGACGGCAAAACGCCGCCGGTGAGTGATAAACTACACCGGCGGCGTCTTATACACAAGACCATGTGTTAGAAAAACATATGTCAGAACCCGCTGACAGCGCCCTTCCCGTGCGCCGCGTCGTAATCGAGGCGGATTTCCTTGGGCGTCGGGTTGGTGCCGGGCCGCGACCAGGGGCGGATCACGTCGTCCGAAACCCGCACGTTTTCCCGCTTGTGCCAACCCAGGTGCCCCAGCTCGGTCGAGATCATGGCGACGTTCTTGATCTCGTTACGCGTCGGGGTATCGATCTGCACGTTGAAGTCGAATTTGACCTTCTGGTAGACCTCGTTTGCGGTGACAGCGACGCGGTCTTTGTAGTCGCCCTTGGTCAGCAGTTCGTGCAGTGCCATGTAGAGCACCGAGCGCTGGCCCTCCATGAAGGCTTCCTTGCCGATGGTCTGCGCCGGCGGGCGGCTGGCGTCGAAGCCTGTCAGATCGCGCTGCATGAGCCAGCGGATCACTTTGCGCCAGCCGCTCTGCGCGCGGTAGAACCGCTCGGCGAGCTGCACATAGTAGTCGAACGCCTTTTTCTCGGCGTCTGACATGATGATCAGGAAGCGCCGGTCTTCGGGGTCCATGTCAATGCAGTCGGGGTGATTGGAAAAGAAGACAGAATTGACGACGTTCGGGACCGCGTAAGGGCTCTTGTATTTCTGCTCGACGTAATTGATGTCGTCGGCCGTGCCGGCGAGCAGCGTCTTGATCGAATTGTAGACGCCGCTGGTCTTATTGGTCTTTTTCATTTCCTGCACGACCAGCAGCTCGTTTTCGAGGAAGTTGTTGAACCGCGCTGTCAGTTGCTCGGGCTTGATGTCACGGGCGTTGTGCGAAAAGAACATGAGCAGCGGCTTAATCATCAAGTCCTTGCCGGTGCCCTGCTTGCCGACGATCAGCGGCGCCCAGCGGACCTTTTCGCCGCGCCGCTGCACGATATGGGCGAAGAAATCGAGCAACAGGCTGCGCTCCGTCTCGTCGGGCACCAGATAGGCGACGTGGTCGAGCCAGGGCTTCACGTCGTCGTCGTTGACAGCGTCCGGCAGCGAGACCAGGTGCGGGTGCCAGCGGTTGTAGAAGATGCTCGCACGGCCTTCCTTGGTCCAATTCGTGAGCTGCGGCTTGCCAGGCAGATAGACCATGCCCTTGACCTCGCGCAGCAGGCCCGCCTGGTTGCGCAAACGGTTGGCGGCCGAGTTCTTGCCGCTCGATCCGGCGTCGGCCACGGTCACGCCATACTGGGGCGCGTTGTTGAGCGCTTCCGCTGACAGGGCCTCGCCCGTGTCAGTGATGATGAAAATCTGTTCCTCGGCGCAGTAGACGAGCTTGTTGGCGAGCGCTTCAAGCTGCGGCTGCTTGCTCTCGCTCTCGCGCTGCGCCTTCCTGATCTTTTCGTCCATGTCAGCGCCCAGGCCGCCGCCGCCGCCGCCCTCGTCGCCGTCGTCGCCGAATTCCTTGAAGTCCAGCACGGCGTCGCCGCGCCAGCCGAACTTGCGCGCCACGAACAGCAGATGGTCCGGCGAGACCCGTGCGGTTGTCAGGCTCTCCCAAATCTTCTCGAAATACTCGGGATCGGCCCAACCGTGCTTCGTCGCCCATTCCCCGACCTCGGCGCGGTGCTCTTCGGCTTCCTTGCCTACCGCGTTCTTGAAGCTCGACAGGATCGAGACCAGGTCTTCGCGCCTCGGCAGGCTGTCGGACGTGTTCGGGAACGACGTGAGCGCTTCCAGCGCCAGCTTTGGGTCAATAACCGCTTCAGCCTTGCTGACAAGGATGCCCTCCCCGCGACCGCCCGAGCCGAATTTGGGTGCGTGGATGGAAGTCACTGTCCAGCCGCGCCCGAGAATTGCGCTCTGAAGCGTGGACATGAACTGCCCCACGTCGTCGGCGGTGATCGGCGGCAGACCAGAGGATTTATAGGCGACCAAGTCGCCCTGGATGATCGCGCCGCTGCCGTTGCGCTGCTCACGCCATTCGAAGGCCGCGCCGGTCGGGTGGATGCCTGACACGACGTATTGCTGCCCCAGGCCCAGCACCTCGACCGCGTGGCCGGTGCCGTCGCTGTCAGTGAACTCGATACGGTGTTTGCGCACCTGGGCTTCGCCGACACGCCGGAAGGGGAACAGGACACGCGGCGCACCGCCACGTTCACGCGCGGGCAGGCCGCCGCCGAACTGGTTGGTGACAAGACCCTCGGCCAGCTCCAAGGCTTCCTTGGAGTTGGTGTCAATGTCGATGCCAGGGAAATCGGCGGCGCGCAGGCCCACGTTCTGCGTCGGCCACTGTGCGGCCGCGATCTGGTCGCGCTCGGCCAAGCCGAAGGTCGGCCACGGCCCTGACAGGCCCGACCACTTGCCGCCGGCGAACCGGCCGGGAATTTTGCCGATCTGCTCGGGCTTGACCTTGGTGTTGTCAGACAGCACGGCGCCAGGCGGGATCAGCGGGAGTAGATCACGGGCAGGAAAGCCGCCGACGGTGCGGAGATTGTTCGCGATTGTGCTGAAGGTCGCACTTGACTTCATCGGAATATAGTCCTAGCTTGATTTTTGATTTGTCCGCGCACTCGCGCGGCTCTTCTAAACGGGAAATTAAAAAGGGGGCTTCGTGCCCCCTCTTTTTTTGTCTCGGGGCAGCGCCGATTAGGCCCTCCGAAAGACGATCTTCAGACCGACCGCCTTGGCGTAGGCCAGCGCGTTTTTCAGCGTCACGTCGGCACCGTCGGATTTCAGCCAGGCCCAGTAGGACGCGTGCCCCACGTCTGACAGCGCCGCGACGCCGCGCAGCGACATGCCGCGCTCTACCCGCGTGGTTTCAACGGCGCTGCGGAACACCGTCGGGCTGTCAACGTCGAAATCGAGATCGAGGTCACGGTCAGACATAGTAGAATTTCCCGTCGTCTTCGAAGAGGTAGATCACGTTGAGTCCGAGCGCGACGGCGGTCGCGTGCTCGGCGGTAGCGCCCTTCGATTTTTCCCAGCCCGGCAGCAGGGCGATGCCGTCGGCTTCCTTGCATACGAAGGTCAGGTCTTCGCACAGCGCCGCGCGCAGATCGAAGCCCTTAGCCTGGGCCTCGGCCAGATCGCCGGACGGGCTCAGATCGCCCGCGTCCTTGCCGGTGCGGACGATGTCAGCCTCGGCAGGGTTGAAGACGTAATAGCCGTCGGCGCGCAGCGTGGCGGCGGCCTTCTCGAACGCCGGATAGTTGAAGAGCGCAATTCCGCGCATGGGGCCGGCGAGGTAAAGTTTCTGCTTTGTCGTCATTCTTGTTTCCTTCTAAACAGGTGATTGTGTTTTACACAAGTGATTGTCCAAAAATCAAGACGAAAAACGGTCGTCGGTGCCGATGCCCCTCGCCTCGTATGCGATCAGGAAGGCCAAGCAGCACGCCGCGTGCCACAGGTGCGAACGGCCCGTTTCCATGTCGAGGTTGCCGAACAGGAAGTTTTCGCTCGTCGCGGTCTTGCCGCCCCACCAAGACCACAGATGACGCATGGCGGCACCGAACGGGCGGCCCCACTTCATGCCCTTTTCCCAATTGCGGTCGGCGTATTTCGCCGCGCCGAACGTGAGAATGTCAGCGACAGCGAAGAGCAGTTCCGGTGGGATCAGGTCCATGCGAACTTTGTTCTCGTCGGCCTTGTAGCCCTCCACCAGCTTGTCAGGGCTGGCCTTCTGCGGCCCAAAAACCGCGCCGCCGAGGTCTGGCTGAAACGCGCTGAGACCGTTCAGACTGTTTTCCATGTCTTTTCCTTTCCTATTTGCCGTAACGCTTGCCGTGCCCAGCCTCGGCCGAGATCGGGAAACCCTTCGCCCATGCGGGCACTTCGCACATGATTTCGAGGACGCGTTTCTTGACGCCGATGACGGTCCCCTCTTCCTCGTGCGGAACCTCGGTGATCACTTCGTCGTGGACCGTGCCGACCAGCTTGAAGCCCGCGTCCCGGAGCCGAAGCATCGCCTCGGCGATCAGATCGCGGCAGAGCCCTTGCACGACGTTTTCTGTCAGCCGGCCGCCCCAGGTCGTCTCGCGCTGCCACTTCTTCGTCATCGAATTGACGGTGGAATATTCGATGGCTGCGCGGGGGCCGAAGGGGCTGGCGACTTGGATGATGCGCGGCTTGGCGTAGAACAGCAGCCGCCCATTCGGCAGCTTGCAGAGCAGCCAGCCGTTCTTGACAAGGTAGGTGATGCGCGGCGCCGTGGGCGAACCCTGGTAATGGTGCTCGACGCCGGGGTTACGCACGGCAGCGATGGCGGCGTTTTCGAGTCCGCGCCAGAGCGCCGGGATTTCGGGATACTCGCTGCGGTAGGCGTTGATCGTGCGCTCGCCGTCGGCCTGATCGACAGCCTTGCCCTGGGCCTCACATGTCGCGCAGAATTTCTTCGCGCCCATGCCGTAGCCGGCGCCCAAGATGGCGGTCTTAGCCAGGAAGCGCTCGATGCTGTCTTTGAGGATCGAAGACGCGGGTTTGCCGTAAATCTGGCCGGCGAATTCCTCGTAGACCTTGCCACCGGAGGCGAACAGCTCTGTCAGGTTGTCAGCGCCCGCGACCCAGGCGACTCCGCGCGCTTCGATAGCCGCGAAGTCAGGGAAGATCAGGGAAGAGCCGTCTGGCGCCGTGATGGTGCCGCGAAGCATCTTCGACAGCACGTCCATGACTTCGCCGTGGCGGGCCTCGAACTCTTCGAAGTCGAGGGTGCCCGCGTCGAGCGCATAAACGTCAGCGGCGACCGCCTCCCAATCCTTGACAGTCGCGCGGGGGAAGTTCTGCGGCTGGATGCCCGAGCCCGCCCAGCGGCCGGTGCTGGCGCCGTGGTAGATCAGCGTGTCGCGGACGCGGCTGTCAGCCCTGTCAACGCGGTTGAGGATCGCGTCGTATTTGGCGACCGACGACTTCGCCGCAGCGCGGCGGATTTCGAGCGCCGACCGCACGTCTTCCGGCAGATCGTCGCGAGCCAGGAGCACGGCAATCGCGCCCTTGTCGAGGACGATCTTATCGTCTTCGACGGCGTCGCTGACGTAGAAGCCTTGGGCGGCGCACCACTCACGGAGCTGCGTGACTTTGCGTGCCCCAGCGACCTTGCCGCCGGTGACAAGCGCCATCTGGCTGTCAAGCATTGCCAGGTAGATTTTGGCGACGCGTGCAGCGGCTTCAGCGAAACGCCAATCGACGTAGAGACCTGTTTCGTTGATCTCTTCCGTCATCAACCAAACTGCGCGCTCGCTGGCTGTCAGCGGCCGGGTGGCAGTTGACAGGAGCGTGCCGACCTTCACGTCGGTCGAGCAGTAGTCGGAAAGTTTCTCGTATTTCTCGGGGCTGTCTTCGGGCGTGTACCAGACGGGCAAATCGTCTTCGGTCCACGAACGCGGCTTGCAGAGCTGCAACATGATCCGCGAGCCTTCAAGGTCTTTCTTGACAGGCAGATCGAGCGCACGGGCGGCGTTGTCGAGCGAGCGCGGGAGAGCTTGGCGCGCGGCGCGCGCGGCGGTGTCATCCCAGCGGTCGAGGGCGATCTTCGGAATGTCGTATTTTTCGACCAGGTGCGGGCTTGTCAGGATCGCGTGCTCAAAGCCGGCGTTGTGAGCCACGAGCTGCACGGCGGGGTCTTGCAGGAAAATCCGCAGATCGCTCGGCATGTTGTCGCGGTAGCAAAGCCACTCGCCCATCTGGTCGGGCCGGTCTTCGCGGCAGTAGCGCACCAGAATGATGTCAGTGGACGGGTCGCGGGCGTAGACCTTCGCGGAGGTCTTGCGCAGATCGACAAGCGACTTCGTTTCAACGTCGATGTTGACGCGGACTGTCATGTGTTTTGCTCAACATTTTGCGGATTTGACAAGTCCCCACGCGCACGGATTTGGCCCATCGTGCGCGTGGGGCTCGGTTCCCTGACCCTTACCAGGCCATCAGGGATTTCTAGTCGTCGTAAGTCCTGGGTTTGCCGTCGGCGTGGCGGGTGATCGCCACGTTGGCCCACATCGCGTTGGAGCGATGCGCGCGGATCACGAAGGTCTTGTCAGGACCGTCCGGCAGCTCGGCTTCCAGCACGTCGCAGAAAGCCTTGGCGGCCGCACGGACCCTTGTCATCGTGTCAACCTGTTCCAGGGTCGGAGCCAGGTATTCGAACGTCGAAGGGTGCAGGCTCATGCTTCGGCGACCTCTTCCAGCGTGATGACCCAGCCACGGAGCACCGTGCTGAAGATCGCCAAGCCGACGAGACCCGCAGTGAACGGCATGGCCGGCCAGAGGGTGGGAACAGCGTCATAAGCGACGCTGCCCCAGCCTACGGTCGCGAGCGCCATGAGAGCGCCCTTGAAGAGTGCCCTCTTAGTCATCCCAGCCCCCGCTTTCACCGCCCGAGGAACCCGAGGACTGCTGGAAATCGTCGCCGCCGCCCTGCGAGCTGCGGTCGAATTCCTGCATGTCTTCGTGCATTTCCTCGAACTCGTCTTCGGCGCGGGCACGCGAAGAGAACGCGTCGTCATGCTTGCGGAGCTGCACGTTCTGAAGCCCGAGCGAAACGCCGTGGGTGACGTTCGAATAGGCGTAGACGTTGACAGACATCATTGCCCAGCGGCCGGGGTAGGCTTCGCGCGGGTCCGTGACCTTGGCGAGCGTGCTGTCAACGATGCCGGGCATGTCGGCCGAAGCCGCCGTGACGAAATGCCAGCCAGGGAGATAGCCGGTCAGGCCGGACTTTTCCTCACACTTGCGGATCACGTCGCTCGGCCCGCGCATGTTACGCGGCCACTTCGACTTGTCAGCGCCGAACTTGGCGATGGCGACCTGAAGCATTGCTGCCTTCAGCGGGCCGAAATCATAGTCTGGCGGCAGCAGGAGGGTGTTGGCGTACTTGCCGCCGAATTCCTTGTCATTGGGAACGAAGAGCTTCGGGAAGGACAGACGGCCCGGCCCGAGAATGAACTTCGTGGGAGACGATTTTGCCATTGTGCGGTTGTTTCCTGATTTGCGGTTTTGGTTGGTTGCGAAGGCCAGATTTGAACTGGCGTCTCCGGTTTATGAGACCGGCGGGATGGACCTGACTTCCCCACCTCGCAATTTGTTTAAATTACCTGTCCGTTGTTTTTGACACAATTAAATGCATCCAAAAAAGCGGCGTTGTCCCGCACCTGGGACGCGTAGCGCTTCAGGAGCGAATAGACCGACGTGCTGTCTTTCCCGAGTTCCTTCCCGATCTCGTAGCCCGAGCATCCCAAGTCTGACAGCAGCGTGATGATGGTCGCACGGGCCTGGACGACGTGCTGGACGCGGATCGGGCTGACAACCAATGCCCAGGTTACGCGGTGGCGTTCCAGGATCAGCTTGACCGCTTCCCTGACAGCCTTGTTCTTGACCGTGCAGCCGGCCATCGGGTCGGCAACGTCGGTGATCGCCGGCGGGGTTTTCAAGATCGCGCGCTTGACTTGGTCCTTACGCCGGCGGGCGGCGCGATCAATGCGCGCTGCCGCCAGATGCCGTTCCTTTTCCTCCCGCTCGGCGGCCTTGCGCGCAGCGACGGCGGCGAGGATTTCCTTGATACGGTTCTTGGCCGGCATGTTGTAGGGATTGCCGATGCGCGCTTTGACCTTGTCGTAGTGCGCCAACAGGCGGTCGGTCTTAGTCATCCCATCCAGCGTCATTGTCATTGTCATGGTGGTAATCTCCGTTTTGGACTTTTGCGATTTTGAGCCCCGAGCTGACAGACGAAGCCAGGTCTGACAGGTCGAGGCGGATACCCTTTTTCTTCGCCAGGGCTTCGATCTGCGCCGGTGTCAGCAAGACCTCGCGGCTGATCTCTTCCCAGGTGAAGCCCTCGGAAAGCAGGCGTTGCTTGACAAGGCGGTCGTCTTCCCAAATGCGCTTGGCGCGCTTCGGCACGAGCTGCCAGTTGCCGTCGAGCGGATCGCCGTCGTGCAGCAAGCGTTCGGCGTGCGCCTTGACAGACTGGCCCCACTCAATCGCGATGTCGGCGACTGCCAGCACGGAATGAAGATCCACTGGTTCGAGGTCGGTCGCCTCGCCACCGTCCAGCGCGAAGTCGAGTTTGGCTTGCTCGTGGACGAAGGCTTGTTGCGTCGGGCAGAGCGGCTTCACCTTGCAGAAATGACACCACGGGCCGATCTCAGCGTGTGGGTTGTCGCTCTCGGCGTCGCGGGCCGCGTCGAGCAGGCGAGCCTTTAGGTTGTCAAGCTGCCGGCGCGTGAACACCGCACGTTTGATGCCGCCCTCGCGCGGCTGGACGATGATCAGCTCAACCTCGGTAATCAGCGCCCTGATCGCCGGTTTCAGGTTTTCGAGCACGCTGACAGCGTAGGAGCCGAGCTGCGGGTTGGGCTCCGTCTCGCTGCCATACTCGTAGACGCCGACGGGCACGCGGCCGCACTTCAGATCGGCAATCACCAGGCGCGGCGGCCTGACAACCACGGCGTCGGCCGTGCCGAACCATTCCTTGTGCAGATGCGCGCTCGTCGTGCGCAGCTCGACATAGAGATTGCCGCCCTCGGCAACGACTTCCCTGACAAGCCCGACGTAGGTCTTGACGATGTTCTGCTGGTCGAAGTTGAGGTCGTGCCAGCCCTTGACTTGGTGGGGCTCGATGTCAGGGAAATGCAGCACGTTTTCGCTGAATTCGTGCAGCATCGTGCCTTCCTTCGCCGCGTCAGACGAAGGCGGGTCGGGCACGAATGCCCCGCGCTGGAAATGCGCGGGACACCCGAGCGTGCGTGAACTGGTCGAGCCGAAAAGCTTGGTATGCGCCTTGCTCAAAGGTCTACCTCGACCTTCGCGCAGACAGGGCGCTGACATTGCCACTGGTAGCCGTCGCAAGACGTTATCGGCACAGGCATGAGCGTCATGTTCTTGCCGTCCAGATACATCGGCATGAGCATGATGGACGTGCTGTAGCCGGTGCAGACAGCCTCGTAGCCGGCCTTGTGGTAGGCGGCCTCTTCCGGGGTTTCCTGACAGCCTGTCAGCACGACGGCCGCCAAGAAGAGGGTCGCGATAGTCTTCTTCATGCCTCTTCTCCCAGGAGTGCGCGGCGCACCTTCAGCACGGCTTCATTGACACGGCCTTGGTTGACGCCGAAGACCTGGGCCAGCGTGTGTTGGGGGTGCCCTTCGACCAGATGCAGGTAGGCCGCCTTCAGTTGCTCGGTCGGTGTCAACGCGGTCTTGGGGGCCGGGATGTCGAATTGCTTGCGGGTCATGTCTTGGCCTTTTCCGCTTCCTTGACGTACAGCGTAAAACTGCCGTCACCGTTGTTGGGGGCGAGGGTGACAGCCGTTGGTGGGCTCTTGAACTCGTGCGCCAGCCAGAGCTGCATCGCCTGCAATATCGTTGCCTGGTTCAAGATGATGCGGTTTGCGCCTGTCATGCCGCGTCTTCCTTGCGGGAGTTGTCGTTGGCGCGGACGTGCTCGATTGCCTTGTCAGCGCTCATCGTCCGCCAGTCCGGCCAGTTGCGGAGTTCGTTCTTGGTGAGCTTGGCGTCGAGCGCGGCGACGATGGCTTCCGGCGAATGGCCGCGACGCGAGGCGCCGTCGAGCGCGAGCAACACCACGTCAATCCACTCTTCGATGTCGTCGGGCTCTTTCTCGATCTCGATCAGTTCCTTGCGGATATGGTCGAGCACGCCCTTGGTACGGTCGAAGGGGCCGAAGGTCTTGCGGGAGAACCGGCGCTGCCGGTGCAGGAAGTCGATCAGGTCTAGTGTCATGCGGCTTGGTCCTTTTGCTTGAGGGGGAAGTTGTCGTTGTCACCGTCGATCACTTGACCGACCATGCGTGCGCGGGTCGCCAGGGCCTTCGCCACGCGCTCGTCGTAGGAGCCCTTGATCCTGAAGCTGGTCACGAAGACCTGGCCTTCCTGCCCTCCCCTGTCAGCGCGGCTGACAACCTGGTCGAGCGCGCCAGGTGTCCACGGTTCCTCGGCGATGAAGACGCGGCTGGCGATCTGAAGCCCGTCGGTGCCGGTGCCTGACGCGGTGATCTGGCCGACGAAGGCGCGCACGTCGGGGTCATCTTGAAACGCCTTCAGGTTGCGCTCGCGGGAGGCCCGGCTCGTCTTGCCGTCGTACATGACAGGCCGGAGTCCGGCGGCTGACAGCGCGGTGTGGATGGCCCGGCCAACGTCGGTGTGCAGAAAGAACACCAGCGCCTTCTCGTCGGTGCTCGCCAGCTCGTCGGCGATCAGCGTCGCGATCTCGTCAGCCTTTGACAGACCGATCGCACGGCGCAGCGTGGCAACCTGGGGCTCCATCTGCTCGGCCAGCAGCGCGATGTCAGCGTCATCCGTGTCAGCGTCGTCCATCGCCGCCAGGAATTCCTGAAGCGCTTCGCTACCTTCGGTATCAATCACGATCTTGCGCGGTGGCAGATAGAACGGCTCAAATATCGGCTCTTTCAGCCAAGACATCACGTCGCGCTTTTTGACGCGGCTCATGTATGGCTTGAGCAGCGCGTGGAGCTGGTCGGGGTCGCGGGCGCCAGTGACCTTGAAGCCGTAAGGCGTGTCATAGCCGGAGCACCAGCGGGCGATCCATTCGGCGCGCTTGGTGATCTCGGGTTGGGTCTTTGTCAGCACGTCGGGGAAGACGCGGCTGACAATCACCCATAGGTCGCTGGGGTCTTTCAGCAGCGGCGTGCCGGTCAGCATCCAGACGCGCGAGGCGCGGCGCATGAGACAAGCCGGCGTGTTCTTGCGGGCGCCGAAAATGCCCTTGGTCCATTTGGTCGAAGGCGTCTTGCAGTAGTGCGCCTCGTCAAGCGTCAGCACGTCCCAGCGGACCTTCATCGCCGACTGCCATACGGGTTTGCGTATAATCCCGTGGTAGCTGACAACCACGATTTCGCTGTCAGCATCGACCACGCCCTTCGTGCTTTCGATCTCCTGCACGGTGAAGCCGTAGGCGCGCGAAACCTCCACCCATTGCGTGCGAATGTTGGCGGGCACGATAACGAGCATCCGGCGCGGCTTCGGCAGTTTGGCGAAAGCCTCCATGACAGCACGGGTCTTGCCAGTGCCAGGTTCCCAGGCAAGCAGCCGGTGGCCGGCGACAAGCGACGGGATTTCGGCGGCTTGGTGCGGCCAAAGAGGTTTGGCTGACAAGCTCACCGCGCCCGCTCCCGTTCAGCGAGCATGGCATCAGCGATCATGTAGCAGCGCCTAGCGAGAAGGTCGGCGCTCTCAGGAAGGTTCACGTAAGCCGCTATGGTCATCGCCAAAGCCTGCCCCGCGAACCAATCGCGAAGGTTCATGCCGGGCTCGAAAAATGAGACCCCGTGCTCGTTCTCTATCCGGCTAGGAAAGGCGGGGATCATCACTCGCCCCTGTTCATGTCACGGCGGGTGCGGGCGGCTTCCTCCTTGGCGAGGAAGGCGTGCCGGCGGTCCACGAAGTCCAGGTCGGCCTCGCCTGTCAGAGCCCAGCGGCGGTGCGTGTCAACGACAGTCGCCCAGGCTTCAGCCGCGTCTTCCTCGGCGATCTCGGCACGGGCTGTCAGCACCACGATCTCGTCGCGCAGCTCGGCGATCAGCGCGCGCGAGGCAACAAGCTGCTCGTCAAGGTCAGGGGTCGTGTCAGACCGCCCGTCACTTCCCGTGCAGTATGCGGGGTCGCCACAGCAGGGGTTGAGTTTGCATATGCCCATGTCAGGCTCCTGATTGTTGGACTCGGTGGGCTCGGCGCAGATCGCCAATCTGGTTCTTGAAGCCGCGCGCCTTGTCAGAGCAGGACTTGGACATCGTCAGGCGCACGGGCGCGGGCTCGCCGGGGAAGCTGAAGTCCACGATCAGGTGCTTGGTTTCGCGGACGACTGCGAAGCTGACAGCGCCGGCGGCGTCGGCCAGTTCGCGGAGCTGGCGGTTGGTGGTGGGGTTTGTCACTGGGTCGCCCCTTCCCAGTGCGTCGTGGCGCTGTCAGCGAAGCGCATAAGCTCGGCGTGTTTGATCAGCCGGCGCTTGCCGATCTTGATCGATTTGAGCTGGCCGGAGGCGACAAGCTTCCAGACGTAATCGACTGACAGCGACAGGATTTTTGCGGCTCCCGGCACGGAAACAAGTGCGAGAGCAGACGCGGGGTCCAAGCGGGGCAGCGCCTTCATACTTGCGTATAGATCAAGTTGTTGCGCTACAAACGCAAGCTCCCGGTCATCATAAAGGGACGCCTTCTCGTTTACCAAACGAGCGATGGTCTGGATTTCCATATTGTGTTTTTCCTAAGTCCGGTGTAGCGTCTTGTTTATTAGACAACCGTTAACCGTATTTGTAAGTGGGAGTTAGACTAATGGGCAAGTTGAAGAACGATTGGATCAAGGATGGGCTGGTGCGCAGAGGCTACCGCCAGAAGGATTTGGCCGTTGCCTGGTCGTCGCAACAAGCGTCGGTCAGCCGCTTTTTCGGCGGCGAAGAGCTGCAAGACTTGCCCTTGTCGAAAGCCGTATCGCTGGCCCGTATGCTCGGGATCACGCTTGAAGAGCTTGCAAAGGGCCTGGGCCAGAATGGTGTCATGGTCGAGCCTACCGTTGAGAGTACCGAAGCGCCGTCTATGCCTTTGGGGTCAATGAATATGTCGTCGCCTCGGCCGGGTGTCACGCGGCTGGAAATGAGGAAAGATTTCTCGGTTCCAGCCGCGCAGAAGATCATCGAAGTGATGTCAACCGACAGCCTTCCCGCCTGATTTATGGCGGGCTACTTTCGCGGGGCGCGTCAGCGGCGGGGCGCCAGCCGAAAGCTTCTCGATCAGCAAATGTTCGGCTTCGCCGACGATCACGACAGCGCGTGTCTCACTCGCAGCGTGAAAACGCACCAGCTTCAATTTTTCTTGTCGAGAGTTGGACAGGATCAGCACGGCTTCATCGAAGCCGAGTTGTGCGGCCTGCTTGGCAATTGCGTCAAACGTCGCGTCTTGCGCAGCCATTGCGCCTTGAACAAATGCGGTTTGGGTTTTGGGGGTCTGTGTCGGCATGGTGTTGGGCATTTCCTCGTGGGGGTTGTATGTTTATGCTATTATGTGATGGTAACAATCAGTTGCGCATTACGCAATAGGACTATCTGGCCCTCGGACATGCAAATAGTGTTCCACCGCTAGTTCACGCAATGTAATCCGCTGTCACATACATTTAGGCCAGCGCGTTTAGTCGCTGCACGGTAAAAAATAGGCTCCGGGGTTTCTTAAAATTTGAAGCACCCGGAGCCAAACGGCCCGCGCTTTGCTTGGGAGGATCGCGCGGACCCGGCTGACAGGCAGGAGGCAGACCTGTCAGCAAGATCGGTCCTTTCTCGACTAGGAATATGATCCTATCGTAAACTGATTTGCCCGTCTTGGCTAGTTGACAGCCCTCGATCCGCCGGCCTCGACCGCACGGCGAGCCATTTCATCCTTGCAGCCAGGGCACGGGCACTGGGCCAGCTCTTCGTCTGTCAGGTCTGCGCGGAGCTTGACCAGGTCTTCGTCGTAGACGCTGTCATCCCAGTCGGCGTTGTCATTGTCGGCCTTGGCGCCGGCCTCGGCGGTAGCGATCAGCAGCTTGCGCCGAAGGGTTTCCTGATCCCAGGCGATGCGCTTCATGAGTTCGAGCTTGTCCAGCGTCGTGCTGGTGACAGCGCTGTCAGTGTCGCTGGCAGCCGGGCCGACGATCAGCGCTGGGCCGCTGACTTCGACCAGATCGACATCGCCGGCCTTGAAGCTCTTCATAAGGTCGGGGTTCTTTTCGAAGTCAGGGACTTCCTTCAAGAAGGCGAACCGGCCGAAAATCGTTGCCGGACCTTTCATGCCGAAAGCGCCCTTCCCTGCTATCAGCCGGTCGCCCGACGCCATCGTGAAGGTTTCGCAGTCGCCGGTGCGGACCATTTCGAGAATGTCTTTCAGGCCGGGCTTTTCGCCGTCCGCGAGGTAATCGGCAGGCTTGATGTCACCAAACATTGGGTTGATGATGTAAATCTGGCCATTGATATTGGTCATTTGCAGTTTTTCCTTCTCTTCTATTCGGGTTTTTGTAGTCTACTCATACTCTTGTTTTTAACGCAAGACAGATTATGCGAAAATCACAAGATAACCGACGTAAGAAATACTCGCGGCCAGTGTCAAAGCTGACAGCGCGAAGTAATTGTCACGGCGTTTCGCGGCTTCGGCGGCGCGGCGCGCACGGATCAGGTTGACACCTGACAGCCGAAGCGGGTGTGCGTTGAGGTCGCGTTTCATGACCAGCGTCCTTTGTTCATTGCAGCTTGGCGAGCCTTGGATTGCCAAATGCGCTCCCAGGTATCCTGGGCGTCAGCCTTCCAGTCGCGGCGGTCGTCGGCGTCCCATGTCAGAAAGACCGTGTTGTCACCGAAGCCGTAGTAGCGCGCCTGGATCAGGTATTCCTCGACGGACTTCCGCGCTGCTTCGTCTGACAGATGGGAGCCAGCTACCGACCTGACAGCACCGAAGCCGCGCGTTACCGCGATGTCGCCGTACCAGTTGCCGCTTGCCCGCTTGTACACGGTCGCGAGCTTGGTCCCGCGAATGCTTGTCAGCATCCACCAAGCGCTGCCACTGCGGCTTGTGTTTTCGTGCCAAACGAGCACGGTGGGCTTGTCAGTCATGCCCCTCCCCTTCTGGCGCTTGCGCTGCGCGGCGGGCGCGCTCTTCAGCCTCCCGTTGCAGCCGTGACATTTCGATCAGCGCCAGCTCGGCGATGTAGTCGGGCGCGGCGTTCATGTCGCACCCCGACGAATTTCTTCCCCGAGATCGTGCATATCCTTCCAGAACTCCCGGTTATGCTCCCGGATGCGCTCACGCTGCTCTTCTGTCAGGTCGTTCCAATCTGGCCCTGTCCGACCAGCGACCGCCAGGGCGTTTTCGTACTCCCGGCGGTGCCCGAGGTCTTTACCGACTTTGACAGCCTGTTTGATCTGTTCAGGGGTCATGGCCGGCACCCCATCTGCTTGCCGCTGGCGTCGAGACGAGGAGTCAGGCCGTTGCGGGAGAGGTATTGGCACCCCGTCCCGTAGTCTGTCAGCAGTGACAGCCCAGACCGGCCCTCGGCGGGGTCCGTGTCGTCCTTGCCCAGGCCGAAAACGACCGAGACAAGGGCGATGACAGTGAGCACCCCGAGAAATATCCGCACGTCGCGTGCGAGCTTTTCAACGTGGCTCATGGCCTACCTCACGTCGATGTCAGGAAGGATCGCCGCTGGCTTGAAGATGATGCGGTAGTGATATGCATCGGCGACGGCGGGCTCGATCTGCTCGGCAAAATAGGTGACGTTGTCTGACAGGCCGAGAAAGTGCTTTTTGTAGGCGCCCGCGCCTGTCTTGCATGTGACGGTAAGTTGCCGCGCGGGGTCGTTGTTGCCGAGAGAGCAAAGGCCCTCAATGGTCAGCATGTAGTCGCCGGTGATGCCGTTGTAGAACACGATCCGGCGATTGATCTCGAACTGGTCGGCCGCCGTTGACAGGTTGCGGGAAGCGATGTCCGCGTCAGTGCAGGCTGACAGCGCCAGGGTGCCGATAAGGGCTGCGATGATTTTGCGCATTGTCTCAGCCCTCCGCGACTTCGGCGGCGGCGGACTCGGCCGGCACGGCGGCGCGAGCGCCCTTGACGTGTTCCGCGAACCACTCGATTGGCAGCGTGCAGGCAGTTGTCAGGCCCGCTTCGTCCACCGGCCCGACGAACAAAGCGCGTCCGGCGTAGGGCTGGCCGTCGATGACAGTGAAGTACCGCGGATTTTTCAGCAAGCCCTCGTCATCGACGTAAGCCGCGTGGCCGTCTTCGAAGCGCACGGCGTCGATCAGGTCGCAGTCGAGCAGCCCGTAAATGGTGTCGAGGTCGCCCGGCAGGAGCATACCCTCTTGCAGGGTGCCTAGCTCGGGATCGATCAGCACGGCACGGACGGCGCCGGCAGGTGCTTCGTGTGTGGCGCATTTCTCGCACATTGTCGCGGTCTCCTATTCGGGTTTGCAGCGCCCGGTCTGTTGCCCGGCGTCTGATGTGTCCAATATACATGGCGTTGCGTCTCACACAAGAGGCAAAATGTGCAAAACGCAATTTTTTTCGCGTCCGGCTTTGTGGCGGGATTGTGGCAGGATAACGCGATTGTTAAGCTCTGTAACAATCCGTGATCGGTTTTGGTGTAACTTGTGGCGGGGAGCGAAACGGCTCAACGCCTTACGGCGCAAGGCTTGTAACTTGTTACATATTTTTCTTTCTTCTTTTCTAGAAGATGTAATTAGAAATAGAATAGGAGAATGTGGGGAGAAGTTTTCAAGACCCCCCTTGTAACACGAACATGTAACACGGCTCGGATCGGTGCGCGGGTGG